CTGAATACAGATGACGGTGAGAAGTTGATTATGAACGTCATCCAGCGCAACCAGCGGACGCTTGGCTACTAAGGAGCAATTATGGCTAATGAAGTCGGAACCGCCTCCAACCTGGAGGACCTCTTTGGCAAGATCGTGAGCTTCTTGACGACCAGCCCCGCGCTGGTCGCAGCGAACCAGGAATGGGAGGTCTTGCGGATTCGCCGCGACAACCTGCTGAGCTGCACGTCCAACCTGGCCAGCCCGTCTAACGCCAACTACCGCAAGGTAATCCAGACCTGCCGGTACGACAGCCGGTCGCTGAACTCGGACAACCCGGCTGAGTTCGGCTACCTAGGCACGTACTCGTCCGGCAGCGCTGGCACATGGACTGCTGGGTCCAACGTCACCTGGCGGTTCCGTCAGGCCCGCGAGGTGAAGACTGTGCGCCTGCAGGCGGCGCAGTATGCTAGCTTCTCAGCCTACATGTTCAAGAACTTCCGGCTCCAGTACTCCGACGACGGTAGCGCCTGGACGACGGCCCTGACCGTCTCCTCGACGCCCAACTACTCCGCCGCAGAGTGGCGCGACTTCGCGGTGCCCGGCACACCTGGAGCGCACGAGTACTGGCGCATCCTGCAGGACACCGTCCAGACCGGCACCCAGGTCTCTTGGAGCGCCCTGCTGCTGCTGGAGGCTGACGGAACTGTAGCGAACCAGTTCGGCAGCGAGGTGCTGTTCAAGGCCCGAGGTAATGCCGGCGCAGACGCCATCTATACCGGTATCCGGTCCGAGTACGACGACACAGCCGGCTGGTACAACCTCTTCCTGAACGGCTACACTGGCTACGACCCGAGCGAGCAGAGCTGGTTCCGCCAGCCTGGGGCGCTGCCGGGGTTCGAGTCCGGCTCGAGCCGCGTGGTGCCCATGGTGCCGTGCTGGAACTCCGCCATGCCCTACTGGTTCGCAGCGTCAGGGCGCTCTTTCCGTATGGGGGTCAAGGTCAGTACCGTCTATGAGGGGGCATACCTCGGCTTCATCCTGCCGTGGGCGACACCAGGACAGTACCCGTACCCGCTGGCCGTGGGCGGCTCCATGGCACCTTCGGACACCGACCGCTCGTCGCTTTGGCGTTACTCCGCGACTAGCCAGCGACACGGGGTGTTCACTGGGCCTGGCATAAGCCGTGAGAACGGCTACAGCGGGTACGATCCGTATCCCAATTGGAGCTCGCTCTATCTTCGTCTGCCCGACGGTACATGGAAAGCCTTCCAGAATCGCCTAGCCTCCGGGTCAGACCCCGAGACAATTCAAGGGCCGACCTTCAACAGTTCCTCCCCATATAATATCAACGGAGGTAGTCCTTGCTCCGTGTGGCCTCACTGTGTCAATATGCTTAACGCCGGCTGGAACACAGGTATGAAGCCTTGGCGCGAGTGCCTCGGCGGGGGCTATCTGTTCCAGCCGGTCATCCTGCTGGCGGGCACGGCTGGCCCACAGGTGTATGGGGAGTTCGAAGGCGTGTATGCGGTCAGCGGATACCAGAACGCGGCGGAGAACACCTCTACTGTGGACGGCACCCCAGTCGTCATCATGCAGAACGCCTATCGTACCACCGTCCACGAGTTCTGGGCCATGAGCCTGGACGCCTGAGGAGAGACACATGGCCTACCAGACCGGCACCGCCACCGACTGCAACGACCTACTTGACAAGTTCCGGCTCTTCGCGATCGCGCAGGGCTGGACCGCTAACCGCTGGGTGACGGCCGGTAGCGGTCGCGAGCTCTGCCTGCAGAAGGGCTCCGCCTACTTCAACTTCCGCTCCGTCCAGAACGAGAACCCGACCTTCAATGGCAGCGCGGCAGGCGCAGGCATGCACGGGATCATCCTGAACGGGTCTGATGGCTACTCAGGCGGGCTCGCCTGGGATCGCCAGCCAGGCTACCCGGTTCGCACTGCCGGTACTCTTGGTTCGGTGGATCAGGGACATATCTGGTGTCCCGTGCACGACCTCAACGTCGGCCCGTTCCCGGCCTACCACTTCTTCAGCATCAATTCTGGTCAAGCGCTGTACTGCGAGTGGGAGGTATCGACCGGCACCTTCCAGCGCTTCGGCATCGGCTCACTTGACTTGTTCAACCCGGCAGCGGGCGGGGGCGGCCGGTTCTGCTACGCCACGGGCGGAGCGATACCTCTGACCGGAACGGGCTACCGCTGGCGCGAGTATGACATCGATAACGCCTCCTGGATGATGGAGTGCGTGCCGTTCCGCCGTGCAAGCCTGGCTGCGCATACCGTCTCCTACGGCACCGGGCGCACCACGGCGGGCAGCATGGTGCGTGCAGCCTTCTTGTCGTTTGACAACTGGGCTTGCTCCGGTCGCGACGCCTCCCAGCAGCCCTACGCATGGGTCTGTCAGGGCGGGGGCAATCACGACCGCCTGCTTCGCGACCTGTCGCCCGCACCGTTGAACGGTACCGCAGTCCTGGTGCCCAACATTGTGAGCCTGAACATCAACAACGAGTTCCTTGCGCCGATCGGCCAGATGCCGGGCCTTCGGTTCATGGACATGAGCAACTACCTGCCAGGCGACGAGTTCACGCTCGGCACGGACACCTGGAAGGTCTTCCCGTGGTACGCCAAGGGAGGCCTCAGCTTCCAGCGTGGCATCGCGTTCCTGAAGGAGGCCTGACATGGTAGCCATCGTCGGCTACTCCGCGAGGCCGCAGGCGTTCACACCAGGCGGCCCGGAGTTCACACCAGCCCTTGGACTGCTCGAGCAGCAGGACGTCGTGTCGCCCTTCCTATCCTGGGATGCCCCACCAGGCGACTGGGCGACAGTCACGGACGAGCAGCCCGTGGCCGAGCTCGGGCTCGCTGTCGATGGCTTCCACGCTGCTGGCTTCCTGGCGGACTTCTACTACCGCATCCACATTATGCCTGGCTCAATCGCGCTCGGCAACCTGCTGTCCACACAGACCAGGGCTGTGGAGGTATGGAATGCCCACTTACAGCCGAAGTTACTAAGTAGTGTCAGCTCCACTGGGACTGACGGCATGACGCTGCAGGAGCCTATTAGCGCCCCGACTACTTTTGGTATCTTTGAGTCTAGATTTTACCAGCTTAGGGTAAGTACCTCAGGGTCTCCTGTCATAGCGGCTACATACGTCTTCAATTTCCCTGCGGAGTCCCCAACACTTGGGGTAACCGGGCGTAGAGTCCTGGTGTGGCCTTTTATGCCCCAGACTACACACAAGGAGACGCTCGAGTGGAGCACAGATGTTGTACCCAGCTACACCTCCGAGCAGAGACTTGCACTGAGGCAGGCCCCCCGACAGTTCTTCGACTATACATGCTACCTGGACAAGGTGGAGTTTAGTCGGGCTAAGGCTATTGCCACTCAGTGGGCCCACCGTGTTTATGGTGTACCGGTATGGTCCGAACTTTCTAGAGCGGGCCAACTTTCTCTGGGAGCAACTTTTATCCCTGTGGACACAACAGCCGCTGACTATAGGGAGAATGATGTAGTAATTCTTTGGGAGAGCAGTGAGAAGCAGGCTGCCGTCGAGATCACTACAGTTCACGCTAATGGTGTCAGCTTGAAGATACCGCTTGAGACTGAGTTTGAGACCGCGTACATAGCTCCGTTACGTTTTGCCATGACCCCGGAGGGTATTAGCTTTAGTCGTGCAGGAAACGAGCAAACCGTGGCTACCTGCCGCTTCCGTGTCACGTCCAACAAGAACCTTGGCAGTGCCGCTCTCTACCCAACTTACCGGGGTAAGAGCGTAGTCACAGACAGGACCATCATGGTTGGGGACATAACAGAGAAGGTATACAGGTCTGTAGACACCTTCGACAACGAGTCTGGCGTAGTGGAGGTGGACGTCACATCAAACAAAATTGATCACAGGCAGGTCATTACTTTCAGCACCAGGAGTAGGGCTGAGCGCTGGGCGGCAAGGCAATGGATTCACAGCAGACTTGGTAGACAGAAATCATTCTGGGTCATTTCGTGGAACAATGACCTTGAAGTTGTCAGCGACTTCAGCTCGGCCTCTTCAGGCTTCATAGTCAATTCTATAGACTACTCCCTGCTTTATTCAGTAAAAGATGTAATGATTTTGCTTAAGGATGGAACAAAAATATTCAAGAGGATTACAGGGGCCACAGCCAACGAGGACGGAACAGAGAATATTAACTTTGACAGCGCTATAGGAACTTCTGCGCTGGCCTCAGATGTGGAGATGGTAAGTTTCATGTCTCATGTCAGGTTCGATACTGACTCTGTAGATATATCCCACCAGTACAACGGACAGGTGCAGATAAGTATCCCTGTCATGGAGATCCCTGAATGACATACGCGGCATATGAGACATCTCTAGACTCTGGGAGTCCAGTAGAGTTGTATGAGTTTATCCAGGGGTTGAGCAAGTGGTACTACATATCAGGGGCGGAACCTTTCGTTAGCCTTGGTAGAACGTTTGTGCCGGCACCTATAACGAGAGACAGGATAAAGCAGGGGGAAGACGCACTCAAGGAAACACTGACCTTGACGTTCCCAAGAGGGAACGAGTTTGCTGCACAGTTCCTGGGCTTTGCACCGGACCTCGTAACAGTCGTGAACATCTATAGGATGCACTGGAACGACCCTGATAAGCAGCTCACGCAGTATTGGAAGGGGCGTGTATCCGGGGCTAAGGTTTCTGGTAACACCGTAGACGTGGAGTGTGAATCGGTTTTCACCTCTATTCGTCGCCCAGGCCTAAGGGCCAAGTTCGAGTTGAGCTGTAGACATACCTTGTACGCCAGGGGGTGCAACGTAAACCAGGAGGCATACATCCACTCCGGCACCCTGCTCTCCATCTCGGGAGGTACGAACCTGACTGTTGGCGGGGCGGGGAATTTTCCGGCCGGGTATTTTACCGGCGGCATGGTCATCAGCCCCGACTTTGGGAGTCGATTTATTACAGCGCACACCTCGGATCAGATTACAATCTCCCGTCCGTTCCAAAGTCTTAGCGGCGGGGTGACGCTGCGCCTGTACCCTGGCTGCGACCACCTCCGAGAAACCTGTAACGTGAAGTTCAACAACCTGGACAACTTCGGCGGCTTCCCTTGGATTCCTGTAAAGAATCCCTTTGGTGGTAGTTCTATTGTGTGAGGTGAGATATGTGGTGGTATGTAGCTCTATGGGTTGCGTCATTCGCAGTAACGTATGCGTTGATGCCAAAGCCCCAGAACGCAAAGCCAGCAGGGTTTGAGGACATCAAAGCGCCAACTGCTGAGATTGGTAGGGAGATCCCAGTTCTATTCGGGCGTCGGCGCCTAACAGGCCCTAATGTTGTCTGGTATGGCGACCTCAAGGTTGAACCCATAAAGAGCAGCGGAGGTAAGAAGTGAGCCCCACAGTTGTCAGAATGGAGCACTGCCGTAAGTTGATGTACTGCAGCCGAGGAGTTAGAGAGCTGCTAGGTAGATATGGGTTTGACTACTCAGAGTTTCTCGTAAATGGTGTGGATGCCCAGGCACTACTTGAGGCGTCTAACAATGATTCAATGGTAGCGGCTGTGGTGGAGGTGGCTCGTGGGGAAGAAGAAGTCAGTAACGGTAGGGTATAAGTACTATCTTGGTATGCACATGGTTCTGTGTCACGGGCCTGTTGACGCAGTGACAGCTATCGACGTAGACGATAGGCGGGCCTGGACTGGAAGCTCTACTGGCGGGAGCATCACCGTAGCTGCTGAAGATCTCTTCGGTGGTACTGGGAGAGAGGGGGGGATAAGCGGCACGGTGGATATCATGCTGGGGGGGCCAACGCAGCCCAGAAACTCTTACCTGCAGTCCAAGCTTGGTACAGACATCCCTGCTTTCAGGGGGGTACTGAGCGTAGTGCTGCGCCAGGTCTATGTAGGTATAAACCCATACCTCAAGAATTGGGCGTTCTGGGTTACTCGCAGAGATATCAGGCTGGATGGGCAGCCCCAGTGGTACCCTTCTAAGGTTGCCATCGGCAATGACATGAACGCTGCCCACATCATTCGTGAGTGTCTAACAGATACCTCGTGGGGAATGGGCTACCCGGAAGCTGACATAGACAATACCTCCTTCACATCTGCAGCTGATACGCTCTACTCAGAGGGCATGGGGATATCAATTCTCTGGGACAGGTCTGCACCTCTGAACGATTTTATATCGGAGGTGCTTAAGCATGTCGATGCAAGCCTTTTTGTGGACAGAGGCACTGGCAAGTTTGTCTTAAAGCTGATTCGCGGCGGGTACAACGTAAATACATTGCTTGAGCTCAATGAAGGCAATGTATCTAAGATTACAGACTTCAAGCGTAACACAGTTGGGGAGCTCGTAAATTCTGTCACTGTGCAGTTTTGGGACGCCGACACGGGTAAAGACAACTCTGTTACCGTTCAAGACATCTCGCTAGTTGCCCAGCAGGGGGCTACTGTAGGTACAACAATTCAGTTTCCGGGCTTTACCACTGGTCTCAACGCTACCAAGGCAGCTTCACGGTCCCTTAAGTCACTGTCAACGCCCCTTGCCAGCTGCACTATCTACGCAAACAGAGCAGCTGCCAGCTTGAACGTTGGCGACGTGTTTAAGTTCTCGTGGCCTAACTACGGCGTCACCTCTCTTATTATGCGTGTGACAAATGTGGAGCTTGGGGCACTAGACAACAACGAGGTCAGGATCACAGCTGTAGAGGACGTATTCGGCAGCTCCAATGCCATCTACGCCCCTCCCCCTCCTAGTGCATGGTCGAGCCCTGTAAGCGCGCCCGCGCAGTGCCCGTATCAGGTACTGGTAGAGGCCCCGTACTGGGAGGTGTTCCAACGAATGGGCGAATCCTCCGCCAGGGCGCTACCTACTACAGCCACCTACGCCATTATCGCTGGAGTTGCGCCCTCCAGTGATGCCATGAATGCCAAGCTATACACCGATCCGGCAGGCAGCGGTAACTGGATAGAGGCGGGGACACTTGACTTCTGCCCCACCGCAGTTATTGACGCGGATACCGGGTACAACGACACAACCTGGGCCATAAGTGGCGCACTAGGTATATCGCTCGTACGTCTAGGGTCTTATGCCGTAATTGACAATGAGTTTGTCATAGTTACGGCGTTGAGCTCTACGTCCATCACTGTGCAGAGAGGGACGCTGGACACTGTCCCAGTTAAGCATAGTGCAGGCGCGAGGCTGTTCTTTATAGAGGACTACAACGAGACTGACGGTGTCGAGTACGCCCTCAACGAAACGGCGTGGCTTAGGCTCACGCCAACTACTGGGCTCGGCACTCTTCCTGTCTCCTCTGCAATTACGGCCTCCAGGTCATTTACCGGCAGGCAGGCGAGGCCCTACCCTCCCCAGAGAGTGAGGCTCAACACACTTGCATACCCCAACAGTATTCCTGGCGATGCAGACCTTACTGTTTCATGGGCGCATAGAGACCGCCTCCAGCAGACCGTGTCCTTAGTTGGTACAGAGGCAACAAGCATAGGCCCTGAAGCCGGTACTACCTACACTGTGAGAGTGAGGACAAAAGGCGGTACGACGTTGAACACCAAGACAGGCGTAACAGGCTTAACGGCTACGTTCACACTTGCCGAACTTGGGGCTAATTACGGAGAGCTTCGGGTAGAGCTCTGGTCTGTTCGAGACACTCTGACCAGCTACCAGATTCATGACATTAGTTTCTTCCGTGCTGGGTATGGCACGACTTACGGCAATTCATATGGAGGCGCATGATGGCAGCACAGACTGAACCAAGAAGTGGCATTCTGTACGGTTGGACACTCGGGGAGAACTCCTGGCACACGGGCATGGACTCCAACCTTCTGTGGTTAGGCAGGTTTGGGACGCACCTCAGCGTTAAGGACAGAGACCTGTCCGCACCACCCGGCTCCCCTGCAGCAGGAGACACGTACCTTGTTGGTGCCTCACCCACTGGAGCGTGGTCGGGCCAGGCGGCTAAGGTGGCTGTTTGGTCGGGGTCTGCATGGGTGTTTGGTAGCCCGCGCATCGGCTGGATGGCGTATGTGGAGGACGAGGAGAAGCTCATCACATACAAAGCATCTGGGTGGTCTGCTGGAATAGCAGTATAGGTTTGCCGTAGGGGCCTTCCCCGCGCACCTCCTAGAGGGCGCGGGGCTTTTTATGTCAAATGCAAGAATAGATGGACAATAGCCACTTACGGCTGTAAGTGCCTGATATTGTTACTGGCGATGCGGGTTCGAATCCCGCCCTGTCCGCCATCTTTTGATCGTGACGTACTTGGTGCCCACGACCTTGGCCCTACCTAAGCTTACGAATCTTCAGCGGCTTTGGCAACTTTGTTGCCTGCACTTCAGTGGTCGAGCGCTGCACAGGGATCTCGCTCTGTGTAGTAGGCGCCGGCAGCCCGGGCTCACTGGAGAGCCGGGACAGGAACTCAATCCGCCTCGCCAACTCGCGTGTCCAGTCGACCAGGTACCCTTGCTGCGTGTGCTTTATCAGCAGCCCGTGAACCTTCTGCAGACGCTCTGTGAGATAGCCAACCCTGTCATCATCAGGGATGGCTCTCACGGTCTGATAGCAGTCCTCACAGACAACCTTATCTCCTAGAGGCCTGCCGGCCCAGGAGTCGCAATAGTAGCAACCCATGTTTTTATCCTTATGTGGGTGCCCGCCCACGTTTTTCCCGCAACACCCTTCAGTGTTCGTCATGCTGACCTGACGATGGCCTGAACCGTGGTGGTTCCGTGGGCGGGCGGTGATTTACACAGCGCTGATCTTCAACCTATCAACTATGGCGAGGACTTCCCTGAAGTTGTCGGGATCGGCGTCTCGCCACCTGCCCATGCCTCGGCCCTCCCACTCAGCGAGGCCGTCGCGCCTCGGGAATGGGTACTTCTCAACGTAGATCGGGTACCTGACCTGGACAATGAGCTTGCCGAAGAAGCCCCGGCGCAGGCGTATCTCGGGCTCGCCTTGCTCCCGTACGCGAGGAATGGGGGCTACCATCAGGGTTGCTCCAGGTGCCCGAGGCACTCGCCAACCATGGCGTCCCATGTCACGGGAAAGAGCTCCGACATGATCTCGCTGATCTGGTTGCCCAGGATCTGGGCTTCTTTCTGGGCGTGGCCGTCACAGCGCTGCTGGCAGACCCGGGCGAAGGCGGCGAGGCTGCCAGTCCAGCGCCACGTCACCATCATGTTTTGCGGCAGGTTGATGCGGGCAAGTTCGGGGGCAACTCCTGCCTCGACCATGTCTAGGTATAGTTCCACGCTGTCTTTGGCGTACGCCTCAGCCAGTTCCCCGGGGTCTCGGAGCTTCCGCTCCAGCGGCCCGTTCCCGTCGTTTGACGCCCACCAGTGCTCTACCTCCGCCACGACCTTGTCACTCGAGCCCTGCTTGATGCCCCCCTCCGGCCGCGCACGCCAGCCATCCGGGAACCAGAAGGACGGCTCATCATCGACGTAGCGGCGCGACACCTCACTCCATGTGAGGCCGATCTGGTGCTTCACGTACTGGCGAGCGAGGAAGATCGGGGCCGTGATGCGGACCTGGATGTGTGGGTGGGCCATTGGCGCCCAGTGGGTCGCATGCCGGCGCAGCTTCAGGAAGAGTCGGTGGATCTCCAGGTCGCTCATCGTGCGTACGCCCTGGATCATCTCGTTCCACTCGGACTTGCGGAAGCCCGTGGCTAGGAACCGGATCAAACCTTGGTCTGAGGCTGGCAGAACGTGATCACCGAACTTGTGATCCTTGGAGAAGTCCAGCTTCCAGCCGCTCTCCTTGTCAAAAGATACCCGAGCGTTATTGACGACATTCAGGTCGTCGCCCATGTGCATGATGTACTCACACGAAATGTCTTCTTTGATCACTTCAAATCTCCAAAAAGTTAAGTTTCACGCCCGACTCACTAAACATCTTCACGGATTCTTCAAGTGAGGCCGCCCACCTGTCCATGAAGTGTTGATCGGGGACAGGGGCGACGACAAAGCCAATGCCACGCTGGATAATGTGGGCGGCGCAATGGCTGCACGGCGGGTGGGTGACATAGATGGAGCACCCGGTAACGTCCCGGCCTGCAAAGTGTAGCGCGTTGGCTTCGGCGTGGATTGTGCGGGCCAACTTCTGTTCCCTACTCAGGATCGTGTCATCGACTCCTTTCGGGTACCCGTTAAAGCCAATGCTGACGATACGCTTATCGGGGCTGACGATGACAGCCCCTACGCCTGTCGAGTCATCCTTGCTCCAGCCCGCCACAAGGTGGGCGAGCTGGAGGAACCTGTGATCCCACTTACTCATTGCAACATGACCCCTTCTTCCACGTCGTCTTCATCCCGGATAGCTCCGACTTGATAAAGGAGGTCACCCAGCATCTCGAAAATCTGCACAGCGGCTGGGATGGCGAGAATGGCCGTGTCCCCGTCGTTGACCTTGATGGCAATCGCGGGCCCCTCGTGCCCGTCGAC